ATATTTATTTTGATCAAGTACCAGCAGGTATACAAACTCCTATTTCTAATAAAATAAGGACTAAAAATACTTTACTACCTTATACAGGAAGTGAAGCTAATGTTCCTAATGCTGATGTATTGTCACCTTTTATTTCTATTCAACAAAATGAATCTATAAGTGGAAGTTATACAGCGGATACAAACTATGTTGAGATAGCATTTTCACCTCAAAATGAAATAAATGAAGATATTAATTCAACTTTAGGTTACTTTAATATTGGAGAATATATTGGTGATCCAAGACAAGTATCTTCATCATCTGAGTCATACCCTGAGTTAGATATTTTAAGAGAAGCATACTTTGAAAAATATAAAGCAAATTATGATTGGTGGGATTTTATAAGATTAATTAAATATTATGATAACTCATTATTTAAAATTCTTAAAGACTATACACCAGCAAGAGCAGGATTAAGTACAGGTATTGTTATTAAACAACATTTATTAGAAAGAAATAAATATCCTGTACCTCAGTTAGATACTCAAACAACTACTTCTTTTTCAGGAAGCAATTCAGGATGGAATGAACCAGGAGTATATCAAGATTTAACATTAACAGGTTCTATTGAAATAGAAGAAACCATAGGATCAAATGGTGGTGCTTTTATAGATTATGTTCCTACTATAGCTACTTCAGCTTCTTTCTTAATAGAACCAGGACAAGTTGGTAGAATATTTTTATCACAATCAGGACTTCATAACGTAAGTTTTGCTATGTCTTCCTCATATGGCGGAGGATCTCCTGCTACTACCGCTTTAAAAGTATATGATAGTGCTAGTTTACCTTCTAGTTACTTTTTAAGAAATACAACTACTATTGTTACTTCCTCTTTATTAAGTGGTTATTATGAAGAAACCTTTAACTTTAATTATGACTTCAAATCAGGGTATCTTTTAATAGCTAATGATAATTACTCAAGCTCAGCTGATATAACAATTACAAGTGTTACAGCCTCTTCTATAAATGGATTCTCAGAAACAACCCAAACACCTTCAGGTTCAGTTGAAAAATATTATACTAATGAATATGAATTTAATGGTGAGTTAAAAGGATCTGAATATGTTGTTACAGATGGAAACCTATCAAACAATACTATTAATTTTGTTGAAGTATTTCAAACTCCTTTACTACCTGTAGCATATACTTATCCTGCACCATTCTTTGCTCCTGGTGTATATAAGGGATGGCCTAGAGTAACAGCAAGTGCCGCTAATTTAATTGATTATAATTTTGAAGAAGATAAAACATATTATTTAAGTTTTACAGCCACAGGAAATCCTAATGCTAAACTTGCTGTAGTAAATTCAAATAGAACATTTGCTAATGGAGTTACAGAGAAATCCACATCTCCATATTATGAAGATATAGGTTTAATAACTTTAACTACTAGTCCACAAGTTATTGATAAATTTGAGGTTAAAGGAATGAATCCTAAAGTATATCTTTTAAATATTATTGGTGGTGCAACTGTTGATCCTATTAATTTAAGTAATTTTACAGTATTTGAAGCACTCCCTGAAGATATAAATAATGATCCTATAATTAATTTTGTAGACACTTATAGACCAAGTGTAAACTTATTTGATGTTGATTACTCCCAAGGCACAACAATTCCAGTTAATCAACAGGTGTTATTAAGTGGAAGCGCTACAAAAGCTACTGTTCCTGATTCTAATTATACTATGGCTAGAAGTGCGAACCCAAGATATTTTGGTAGTAGATCTACATCACCTGGATTTAACCAAATACCTATCACAGGTAGTGGAATAGGTCAACTTCCAAATGTTGAACAAACAATCCCTTATTTTATATACACCCCAGGAGGAAGAGGAGGAACATTAGCAGAGTTATCAGGTAGTGGAAATTATAGGATAGGATTTGTAGCTGATGAAGATGGAAAAGTATATAAGCCTAATACAACAGAAGGAAATGTTTATTCAACAGTAATATATAATAATTTTAGTACAAATGACCAAGTTGTACTTAGTAATATAAGTAGTTCTAATTTTCTTAATGCTACCCAATCTTATTCTATATATAAACCTTTAGTAAACTCCCAGAATATTCTTCATTCAGACACAGGTTCTGTAGGTCAAAATTATTTAGTTAATGGTTATTATGATAATATTTCTATGAGTTTAGCTCCTGGAGTAAATACATCTATAAAAGCTAAAGCAATTGGACCTTATGAGTATAACTTACCAAAAAATACAGAAACAACAGCTAGTTTTAATACCCCTACTATTAATCAAGCTAATGCTTTAACCGCATCTACTGGACTTTATATATATCCTCAAGGTTATACTCCTTTAAGAGGTTCTATAACAGCGTCAATGAGTTATGATGTAAATGATCCTGGTGTTGGACCTCCAGATACTGCAGATGTAGTTTTAAAAATTTATAAAAATGGTACTGAAATAGCTAGTGCGTCTAAAACCTCAGATACAGGTTCTATAAATAACCAACATGGTATATCTTCCAGTATTTATTTATCTCCAGGAGACACTTTTTACGTGACATTAAATTCACTTTCTAACGATCTAGATAGATATGATTTTAATAATTATGAAGTTAACCCATTTACAGGTTCTAATAGTAATTATTCTATTGATATTGGTTCTTATTATTTTACTACAGGATCTAATAGTCAATACATATTAACAGCCTCAGCTGATATGTCTTATTTTTATGGTGGTTTTTTTCAACAAGAAGAGCTCACATCAAATAATACATCTAGTGGATTTGGCAATCCTCAACCTTTTGTAATTAATCCTTTAGATGAAATAAGGTTTGAAGGAGATGAATCAAAAGTATATGTTATTAATTCTGTTGAATATGATGGTATAAATAGTATTCTTTATTTATATTTAAATAGTCCTATTGCCTCTAATATTTCAATTAATTTAGATTATTTCTCTATTAGAAGATGGGCATTTAGCTCAGATAATTTAATTATTGAATCAGGTAACACTTTAGTAGGACCCGGTTTAATATTACCTCTTTATCCAACCCAAAAATTAAAAGATAATTTAGATAATATAATTAATCAATACCAAACTAATAATCTAATATAATAAAAAACAAAAAATTAATATATTTATAATAAAACTACACAATAATGGGATATTTAAATAATTCAGTAGTAACAGTTGATGCTATTTTAACTACAAAAGGAAGAGAATTATTAGCTCAAGGTAATTTTAATATTACACAATTTGCCTTAGCTGATGATGAAATTGATTATACTCTTTACAATCCAACACACCCTTCAGGTTCTGCTTTCTATGGTGAGGCAATTCAAAATATGCCTTTGTTAGAAGCATTCCCTCAAGAAACTCAAGTGATGAAGTATAAATTAACTACTTTACCTCGTGGTACAGCTAAAATGCCAATTCTTGAAACAGTATCAATTGTTAATATTAAACAAGGTCAATCACAAGTTATTGATCCTGAAACAGCTAACTACTTTAGCAGAAAAGAAAGTTCAGGATATACCTTTACAATTGCTGATGCTAGATTAATGTCAACTTTTGAAGGTGTAGGTATTAACACAGATCAAGCTACTACTCTTAACCAAACAACAACTGTTGGAACTAATGTATCTAAGACAGTAATTGGTACAACTTTAAGTTTAAGAGGTACTACTGTTAATACATTATTTGGAACTACAACTACTACTTTGTATACTACATTAACAATTGTAGGTAGAGATAGTGGAGCTAGAGTAACTATTCCTGTTCAAGTAAATAAAGTATCTTAATATATAGAATATGTCATTTAAAAGATTAGAAGCTGATGATTTCGTAATAAGTGCTGACTCTGTTGTTGCCCCAATGTGGTCAACAGGTAATGCTGAGTTAACTCAATTTTACTCTTCTTCAGTACAAGAAGCTGGTGCTTCTGGAGATTTTTATCTAAATGTATACCAAACAGGATCTGATTTATCAGGTTCAGCAGTTCAATTTGGAATTGCTTATGGTAACAAATATGGTAGCGGTAGTAGAGTATATAACTTAGCAGTTGATGGAAAATCACCTTCATCTACTGTTTATGGTCAATACCAAAACTTAGTAATTGGAGATGAAAATACAGACTTTGTATTTGGTAATGTTACCCAATCCCAATTCCACGCTATTACTTTTGAAAGAGCTAGATATAAAGAATCATTACTCCCAGGTTCATTAACCTTAAAAATTTCAGGAAGTGCTGGAAATATATCTTTAACAGACAATAGTCAATATATTGTAGCTGAAACTTTTAATGAAGCAGGAAGAGTATACCAATTAATTTCTGGTTCAGCAGGTACTAAAATAACCAACGATGGAACTACTTCAGATGGTTATTCTGCTAAGTCAGGTTCATATGGTTGGTTCTTACCAGACATTGGAACTATTCTATTAAACTCAACAGCCTTAGCTCAACCAGCTATTAGTGGAGGTATTGCTTTTGGATATAGTGGTTCAACAGATTCAGGAAACGCAGGTACAGGTTCAGCCTTACCAGGAATTACTCCTATGTCTTCTATGTATAAAGCTATTTCAGGTTCAGCAGGAGCTGCTAGTTTCACTATTAATTCAGATGAAACTATTACTGCTGATTATATCTTTGTAAGACCAAGAAGTTCAGAGTTTAACTATTCAGAAAACCCAAGTTTTATATCAGGTTCAACAGGTGAAGTATTATATAGTTCATTTATTAATAATCCTGTTACTTATATAACAACTGTAGGAATGTATAATGACAATAACGAATTATTAGCAGTTGCTAAACTTTCTAGACCTTTAACTAAAGACTTTACAAAAGAAGCTTTGATTAGAGTTAAGTTAGATTTCTAAAATGAATGAGCGCGTACAAACAGTTTCTAGCGTCAGATATAATTGTTACACCATTTGAGGTTAACAAGAGATTCTCCTTTGAAGGGGCGGCTGCTTTAACTGGTTCTACTGTTGGTATTGATCGTTATTTAGGAAAAAATATAAATTTAATCCCTTTCCTATCAGGATCAAATCCTACTACGGGTCAGATAACTCCTCAAGACCAACAATTGGTTTATGAGTCTATAAAATTACTTTATTACTCTAACTACTTAAATACTACAAGTAGTTTTGGAGCCCAACCTACTACCTCTAGTTTAATACCTGGATATGATGTTGAAGGAGATGTTATAGTAGGACCTACTTCTTCTCAAGGTAGATATTATAATTATTTACAAACAGATATAACTTTCCAAAAATATTTTCCAACAGGTTCTGATTCAACCATAGGTGTTATATCTATACCAACAGGAGTGTTTGGAAATTATATTCAACCTAATTCTTTTTCTTGGATTGCTCCTAGTGGTTCTATAACCGATGATGGAGAAGGTAATTTAATCTTTACTAGTACAGGACAAATATGTGGTAATATATTTTATAGCCACGGTATAGCAGTAATTACTAGTGATTCATCACCCCAAGGAGATACTTATGGAACAGCTAGATATGGTTCATCTCTTTATGGAGTATCAGATTCTGTTATAGTTGAAAATTTTGTAACATCTTCTAATGTAACTTGTTCATTCTCATCTTCATTAACTATTTATGAAACTCAATATAAATGTACTATTAATGAAAATGAGTATAATTTCACTTTAAACCCATCTGTTTCTTCAGGCAGTGTACCTTATTCAAGTTCAATAGGTACATTCTATACTCCTGGACAATATTTAAATAGTTGGGCTACAGGATCTGATTTTAGTCCTTATATTACAACAGTAGGTTTATATGATAATGATCAAAACTTATTAGCAGTTGGTAAATTATCTCAACCATTACTTACAAGTCCAACTACAGACACAACAATCCTTATAAACATGGATAGATAAATTTTATGAATAATTGGTTTTCAAAAACAGAAACAGATTGGGGAACAAAAATAAAAAAAGAATATCTTACAATTGAAGATTTCCCAGAAGATACTTATGGTTTTATTTACATTGTAACTCATAGACCTACAGGAATATGTTACCTTGGTAAAAAAGTTCTTTACCATAACGTAAAGAAAAAACTAACAAAAAAGGAACTAGCAGAACAAACAGGCCCAGGTAGAAAATCAGCTACAAAAGTAGTAACAAAAGAATCAGACTGGAAAACCTATTATGGCTCTGCTAAACCAATTTTAGAATACATAAAGGATGGTAAACAAGAGGAATTTACCCGTGAAATTTTACAATTGGTTCCTAATAAAAAACTTTTAACTTACTATGAATGTAAGTTTTTATTTAAATATGGTGTGTTAGAACACCCAGAAGGATATTTTAATGATAATATTTTAGGAAAGTTTTTCACCAAAGACTTTGCTTCTTAATTATCTCTTATTATATTAAGACTATGCTCAATCAGCCTTTGATTGCATTAGTTAACTCTGTCCTAGGAACAGGCAAACAAACAGCAAGTGGTAACTATGCTTACCATTGTCCTTTTTGTAATCACCATAAGCCTAAGTTAGAAGTCAATATGAAAGAAAATGCTAAAGGAGAAAATCCTTGGCATTGTTGGGTGTGTGATAGAAAAGGTAAAAAAGTATATCAATTATTTAAGGCAGTTGAAGCTCATCCTGATAAAATAACAGAGTTAAACTCTATTGTAAAATATACAGGTCCTGAAAAAATAGTTGAGACTGTTAATAAGTTAACTTTACCTAAAGAATTTAAAGCATTTAAAGACATTCCTAAATCAGATATTGAAGGAAGACATGCTTTAGCTTATCTAAAGTCTAGAGGAATAACAGAAGAAGATATTTTAAAATATAATATTGGATATTGCACTTCAGGCCCTTATAAAAAAATGATTGTTATTCCATCATATGATGCTGAAGGAAAACTAAATTATTTTACCGCTAGAAACTTTGATAAAAACTCTACTTTAAAATATAAGAATCCATCTGTATCGCGCGACATCATACCATTTGAGTTGTTTATAAACTGGAATATACCGCTTATATTATGCGAAGGACCATTTGACGCTATATCTATCAAAAGGAATGTAGTCCCGCTTTTAGGAAAAAATATTCAAACAAAATTAATGAAGAAGATAGTAATGTCTTCTGTAGATAAAATATATATTGCCCTTGATAAAGACGCTCAAAAACAAGCTTTACAATTCTGTGAGCGTTTATTAAATGAAGGAAAAGAAGTTTATTTAGTAGATATGAAAGATAAAGACCCAAGTGAAATGGGTTTTGAAAACTTTACTAAATTAATTCAAGAAACTTATCCATTAACATTCTCTGAGTTAATGGGAAAAAAACTATTTTTATGAGTAAAAAAAACATTAAAAAATCTTACGATAGAATATTACAAATTTCTGAAGATGCGAAACAAATCACTATGCCAGACTCACGTTACTATAGACGTAACGGAGAGTATTATCCTTCAGTAACTTATGTTTTATCATATTATCCAAAAGGAAAATTCTTTGAAGACTGGCTAAAAAAAGTAGGTTATTCATCTGAATATATTGTTAAAAAAGCAGGTGAAGAAGGTACCCAAGTACATGAAATGATTGAGGCTTTCCTTAATGGAGAAGAATTAAACTTTTTAGGCCCTCATGGTGGTCCATTATATCACCCTGATGTATGGCAAATGTTTTTACGCTTTGTTGATTGGTGGGAAGAATATAACCCAACATTAATTGAGACTGAGGTACATTTATTTTCAGACGAGCTTAAGGTAGCAGGTACATGTGATATGGTTTGTGAAATTGATGGTCAACTTTGGATTGTAGACTTTAAAACATCTAATAATTTACAAACAACTTATGATTTACAAACTGCTGTTTATGGTAAGTGTTATGAAGAATGTTATGGTAAAGTACCTGACCGTTATGGTATTCTTTGGTTAAAATCTTCTAAGCGTAAGGGCGCAAGTGGTAAAATGCAAGGCAAAGGATGGGAAATGTATGAGTCATCTCGCACCCAAGAAGAAAATCTAGATATCTTTAAAACAGTTAAAAAATTATTTGATTTAGAAAACCCCAAGCATTCTCCAATATTTACTGAGTTTAAAACTCAAGTAAAAAGAAAGTTATAATATTTATGATAAAATCAATAAAATGAAAGACATTATAAGAATGAGTCAATTAGCAGGTATTATCACTGAAGGTCAAGCTAAAAAAATGATGGAAGTATTAAACGAAGAAGATGGATCTGTTTTAACTCAAGACGATTTTGATACTTTAGAAAATAAAGGATTTGAAATAAATTTTGTTAATCCTGAACATCACCTTTTTTATATTGAAAGACAATATAGATTACCCAAAGCAGATTGGAGATATTTAAATAATCTTTTACAAAAGAAAAACATCCCATTTGAAGTTAAATTTTGGAGAGGTGATGGCGATAAAGGTCAAAGTAAACAAATATGGATTGATACCAAATACACAGATGTTCCTAACCCACTTGGTTAATAAAAATTCTTAAAAAATATTAAAAGAAAGGGCTTGGTTATCCAAGCCTTTTTTATAATATTTATGACAAACCCTATCTATGATTGGACTGGTATCTTTATTGATAGAAATGCAAGGAAATCCAAAAGCAATAATTTTGGCAGGCTCTCCAGGGGCAGGCAAAGGGTCAATAACAGGTGACTTAGACTTATCTGGACTTAAAACATTAAATTTAGACGATACTATAGCAGCTTTATCAAAGGCTGATGGTTTTACTTTAAACCAAAAAGCTACAGATGCTGAAAATAGGAGTGCTTTTATGAAAGCTATGGCTGCGGCTACTAAAAAGCTTAAAGACGAAGACATTCCTAATACTATAGCTAATAAAAATTCATTCATACTAGACGGCACTTCAGCCTCATCTAAACAAACTATAAACTTATATAATCAATTAAAAGACAATGGTTACGATGTTATGATGCTTTATGTTTACACTGATTTAGAAACGGCTCTAGACAGAAATGAAAAGCGCTTTGAAAAATCAGGAGGTGAAGATAGAAGTTTAATGCCATCTGCTGTTTACAGAACTTGGTTACAAGTTTATAAAAACTTTGATGAATATAAACAATTGTTTGGAGATAATTTTGTTTCTGTAGCCAATACAGGTAAAAGTGAGACAATGAAAGATGTAGAAAAAATTCTACAAAAATATATTGACCCATATAAACCAACAGACGCTAAACCTAAAACAGAAAAAGAACAGGCTAAAGCAGAAAAATTAAATAAGGAATTAAACCAACAAATGGAAGAGTTTTTAAACTCTGATAAAATAAAAAATATTATAGACAATTCAGTCTCAAAAGAACAAGCACAACAAAAAATCACTAACTTTATAAACAAATGAAATTATTAGACTTATTAAATGAAGTAGAAGAAGCTGAAAAAGCAGTTAAAGAAACATCCCCAATTACCGAAGCTGAAAAAATTCCAGTAGATGAAGTAGGTAAATTCTTTGTAGTTGAAAAACCAAAACAAAATTCAGAAATAGAAGATGTTGTATGGGAATGTGACCTTCCAATGTTTGCTCTTCAAGTTAAAGGTGGATTAAAAATTGAAGATATTTTAGGTGTTTACAAACAAAAATCTGATGCTCGTAGAGTAGGTACTGAAGCTTTAAAAGCATTTCAAGACCAGCTTAAAGAAATGGAAGATGCTATGAATGAATTTCGTGAAGCTAAAAAATCCATCGAGGAAAAAAGAAAATCAGCTGCTGAAAAAGTTAAAGCTTTAAAATAAATGAATCAACTAACTAAATTCCTTATTGGAGAACTGTTAGATGAAACAAAAACAGTGGCTATTTATGGGGGTGGGTTTAAACCACCAACCAAAGGTCACTTTAATGTTGCTAAACAAGCTTTAGAAGAACTTCCTGACATAAATGAATTAAAAATATTTGTTGGTAGTGGAGTTAGAGATGGTATTACACAGGAAGAATCTTTAGCTATTTGGAACATTTATAAAAATTATCTTTCTGATAAAGTAGATGTTGAGGCATCTATTGCCCCTGTTAAATCTGTTTTAGGATATGCTAAAGAACATCCTGAAGAAAAAGTTTATTGGGTTTTAGGAGCTAGAGAAGGTGATGAAGATGATTTAGCTGATATTGCTAACCGAACTAAATCCATTAGTAAATACCCTAACCTTGAGGTTAAAGTGATTACCTCTAAAGGTGGTGTTAGTGGAACTAAAACTAGAAAAGCAATAGCCGATAATAATAAAGAACAATTCCTTCACATGATCCCAGACGTTGAAGAAAAAGAACAAATTTGGGATATGGTTAAAAACTTAAAAGAAGCTGTAACACCTGATGAGTTAAAACAAGCTGATACTTATGCTGATAAACAATTAGGAATTGATATTGATTTAACTTCTTCTCATTTATTAGACAGACTAACTGACAGAGAATCAGATGTTACTTTAGCTCAATTAATAGGATTTTTTAAACGTTTAGGTAAAAAGAAAGAAGAATTTATAGACTTTTTTACTAAGTTTAAAGAAATTGTAGCTACAGATAAAAGAACAGATTTAAATATTCCTTTTCTTAATAAAGTTAATAAAGCAATTGCTAAAACAATTATGCGAAAAGATGATTTTGAAACAACTAATCCTAAATTAGTATTTGAAGGTCGTTATGATACTATAACAAGTACAGTTGTTAGAGACATAATGGATGAATGGAAGTCTCAATATGATGGAGGTACAGGTAAATTTGAGTTAGAGGAAGATTATGATACTGTTAACTCTAAAGGTCAACCTATTAAATTTGAATTATATGCTGTATTAACAGTTAGAAAAACTAAATATGGTATCTATAGAGTAGATGGAGGAGCTGATCCTACAAGAAAATTACCTTATTTAGAAGTTAAATTTCAAGTAGATCCTAGAGACTTACCTCAAAAATGGGAAGAAATTTACATGGATTTAATTGATGTTGTTAGACATGAAATAGAACATATGACTCAGCAAGGGCCTAATGTTGTTGCCTCTACTACTACTTACAAAAATAAAAAAGGAGAAGAAGTAACAAGGTTTGATTCTAAAGAAATGGCTGATGACCAATTGTTAAGAAATCTTATTAAATTAAAATTCCTCCCAAAATCAGAATACTTTAAACTAGAACAAGAAGTAGACGCTATGCTTCAAGGTATGTACCTAAAAGCTAAAAAGTCAAGAACACCTTTTAAAGATGTAATTAATAATTACTTTGATAAAGCTAGAGTATCTAAAAAAGATAGAGAAGATATTTTAGACTTATGGAAAAAAAGAGCTAAAGCTTTATCTTTACCTTTAAATGAAGTAGGTGAAGCAAATCTTCAACCATATAAATGGACTGAAGAGGAATATGATGATATAGGTATTGAGGTAAGTTTTGAAACTGATAAAGGTGTTGAATATAGTGTTCAATTACAACGTAATGTTTATAAATTTATTCCTGTATTAGATGTAGAATTTGCAGCTGGTGTAATAGATCCTAATTTTGGAGGAGGTATGTCTTCTAAAATAACTATTAATAAAGGGGAACTATTCAAAGTAATGTCTACTATTGTAGATATTATAAAATATTATCTAAATCAAACAGAGGCTCAAGGTATTGTATATGCTCCTTCTAAAAAATCAGGCGAAGAAGATACAGGTAATCAAAGAGATAATTTGTATAGAGCTTTTATAAGTAAAGCAATTCCAGGAGCAAAAATTATTCAAAAAGGACCAATGATAGTAGCTTTACTTCCTGGACATGATACATTAGATGAAGGAAAAGAACCAGCTAAAGGCACAGGTAAAAAACCTAAAGGTTCTAGTCGTAGATTATACACAGATGAAGACCCAAAAGACACTGTAGGTATATCTTTTAAAACTAAACAAGATATAATAGATACTTTAAATAAAGCTTCATTTAAATCAAAGTCTCATGCTCGTCAATCTCAGATTATTAATGTAATACATCAACGAGTAAGAGCAGCTTATGGTAGAGCAAAAGATCCTGAGGTTAAAAAACGTTTAAAAACAGCTTTAGATTATGCTGAAAAACGTAAAGAAGCATCTAAAAAGAAAACAGAACGCTTACGTAAAATGAAAGAAGCAGCTGACCCACAAGCAGGAACAGCTTTACCTTATGGTTCAGGTTTCGCTCCTATAAAAGAAATTTACCAATTTAAAGTTTCAGACAAAAACTATGATGAAGAAGATAATTCTTTAATTTCAGTTGACTATAAATTTTCTACTCCTGACAATGATTACAGAGTTGAATTTCATTCAGGCGAATACAACCCAGAAGCTAAAACATTTGATGTTTCTTTTGGAATAGACCAATATAGTTCTAAACTTGATACCTTCCAAATGACAGGTGAAGGCAATGCTTTAAGTATCCTTAAAACTATTGTTGATATTATTAAAGATTTTACAAATCGCTTTGAAGTAAATAAGTTAATTATTAACCCAACAAGTGAAAAACGTGGAAAAGTTTATTCAATGGTATTAAAAGCTTTACCCCAAGATATTTTAAATAAAGTAAAACTTATAAAGGAAAACGATCAAGAATTAGATAAACAAATAAATTCTGTTTTACAAGACTGGATTATATCTTCTTTAGATGATAAAGAAAAAAGATCATCTGCTTTACAAAAATTATTACAATTAAATATTCCTAAGGAATATAAACAAGTTCCTTCTAATACTATGTTTAGAATAATTAGAGCAGAACCTGGATTAACTAAAATTAATTTAGATAAAACTCCTTATTCCTCATATGCTTATGATTATAAAGGTGTGAAAAAAATTCTTAATTGGTATAAAAAAGATTATAATGATAATTTAGTATCATATTTAGTTGAAGTTCCTGTTCAAGATGTTGTTATATCTATTCCTACTTTTTATAAAAAAACAAAAATATGGAATGGGAAATATTTTGACCAATTGGTAAAAACAGAATATGAAGTTATAGCAAAAAACCCTTTAGGAGAATATGAAACTGAAATTATCTCAGAAATAAAATCAGATCCTTTTGGTTTAAATGAATTAGCAAAAGATTTTGTAAATGAAGTTTTTGAAGAGGCTTGGAATCCCAAAGAAACATTCTTATCTTTAGCTGTATTTATGAAAGACAATGGAATGAATGTGACCCCATTGCCTAAAATTAAGGTTATTTCAGACGATAAAGAAAACGCGTCTCGTCTTTTGGGCAGAACAGCTTATTACAACCCAGTAGAAAAGTCAATAACTCTTTACACCTTTGGAAGGCACCCAAAAGACGTATTACGTTCTTTCGCCCACGAAATGGTTCATCACCATCAAAACCTTGAAGGTACATTAGGAAATATAAATACAACTAATACAAATGAAGATGGTCATTTGGATGAATTAGAAAGAGAAGCATATGAAAAAGGTAATATTATGTTACGTAATTGGGAGGATAGTATAAAAAATGTATAAATTAAAATTAACTGATGTATATAAGCAGCTTAAAGAGGAAGAAAACCAAGCTGAAGAACAAAGATACAAAATCTATTGTGACATGGATGGCGTACTTTGTGACTTTGATAAGCGTTTTACTTCTCTAAACCCTGAAAAATTATCACCAACTCAATATGATGCCAAATACGGTTCAGAAAAGTTTTGGAACTTTATTGATAAAGAAAACGGTGTTAAGTTTTGGGTAGGTATTCCATGGATGAAGGATGGTAAAGAATTATGGGATTATATTTCAAAATATAACCCAACATTATTATCAGCTCCTTCAAGAGAAAATGAATCACGTTTAGGAAAACGTTTATGGGTTAAAAATAACATCCCAGGAACTAAACTTATTTTAGCGAGAGCTTCTAAAAAACAAAATTACTCTGGTAGAGATAAAATACTTATCGATGATCGCCCAGATAATATAGAACAATGGAGAAGTCAAGGTGGTATTGGTATTTTACATACTAGTGCTGCAGACACAATTAAACAATTACAAAATATAGGACTATGAGTTTACCAGTAACATATAAAAGACTAGTATTATCTGGAGATAAAGCTAAAGAATCAGCTAAAGAAGCAAAAGATAAATTTTCTAAAGAATGGAAAAAAGATTATTCTGATGCTAAATTAGATATTAAAGACGGAGTTGAAGGAAAAGTAGTTATTGATATCACTACTAAAGACTCTTCAGCTGCTGCTTTAGCTTCTAAAATTAAAGATGTAGCTACTAAAAATAAAGTAACAGTAGTTACTAAAGATAAACCATCCTTAAAAGCAGTTAAAGAATTAAAATTAACTAGTGTTTTAAGAGACATTATAAAATAAATGAAAAACGATTCAGTTTTAAAAAAAGAATTTAAACAAAAAGACGTTCAACGTCTCCGTAACTTGGTTCAAGGCAAGTATGGAGAAAAGTCTACTGTTGGAATTGGTTATAGTAAAGCAAAAGAATTCCATTCCGAAGGAGATGTTTGGGAAGAAGATGGTCGAACATGGACTATCAAAAACGGAATTAAACAAAATATTACTAAATTAGATAAGGCAAAAGAAGGTATTGTATTACCTGTTTTTTGCCCTTCTTGTTCTCATACTATGAAACCTCATCTAGATAAAAGATGGTATGTAATGTATGGCCATTGCTTTAACTGTCAGGTAAACCATGAGGCTGAATTAAGAAAACAAGGTAAATTAGAAGAAGTAGAAAAACAGGTTGTTAATGACCAAGTAGAAGGTTTAACTAAAGATTTTGAAGTTTGGTTTGATGAAATGATAAACTCTAAAAATTCTTTTGTCACTGAAGCAGGTGATGTAGAAAAATGGGATGGTTCTGGTAAAGAACAATTACTTAAACAAAAAGAAGAAGCACTAAAATACTTAAATTCACTTAAAAAATAATGGAACCACTAACTATGTTGACGACTGTACTTGTTGCCCTAATCACTGCTGTGTTTGGACCAATTGCTGTCGCTTGGGCTAAAAAGAAATTCGATTCATCTATTCCAGTTAACCCAGTAGATGAAGCCATTGAAATGAATTCCTTAATTGATGAGCAATTAGAGACATTATTAGAAGAAATGGAAGCTGATAGAGTATGGATAGCTCAATTCCATAATGGAGGACATTTTTACCCAACAGGTAAATCAATCCAGAAATTTTCTGTGTTTTATGAAAAATTAGGCTTTGATGTAAAATCAATTCAACATACGTTCCAAAACATTCCTGTTTCTTTATTTCCTAAAGCAATGGCTGAATTATATAAAGAAGGAGAAATCACAATTCCAACATTTGAAGAAGGTAAAAACTATGATTTAGAGTCTTTTTCAAGACCTTTTGGTACAAAATCAATTTATATGATAGCACTTTCCGATTTACATGACCGTTTTATTGGTGTTTTAGCTATATCATATAATAATGAGTATAAATTTACAAAAGAAGATTGGATATTTATACGACAGAAAGCAGGCGTAATTGGTACGCTTTTAGATGATTATTTAAATAAAAAGAAATAATATGAGAAAGTTCATAACAATGGCTAAGATGACTAGAGACACGACTGTTAATCAGTCTTCTCCTGTTCCTCCTCAACCAGAAGAAAAAGTTATAGAGGAAAAAGTTGTAGAAAAACCTATAGAAAAACCTATTTCTAAAAAAACAACAAATAAAAAAATAAATGAAAGACCTTCATAAAATACAAGAATTCTTTTCTAAACCTTTAAAAGAAAATACATTAAAAGTAGGAGACAAAGTATCTAAAAAATACGCTTCAACAGAAGATGATTATACTAAAGAATTTGAAATAATTTCTATTGAAAAAGATCGTGCTAAATTAAAAGATTTAAAAACAGGAAAGACAACAGGAATGTCTTTATCTGATTTAACAAAAGAATCTTTAAAAGAAGATATGTTTAGTGATCCACTAGACCAAATCTTTAGACAATACGCTGGTAAAACTATCGAAATGGATTTTACAGACCCTGAATCAGACTGGTCTGAAATGTTAGGCGAATTAGGTGAATATCTCCCAGACGACCAATTATCTGATTTTATGTCAAGTGAAGAACTTGATTCATACTTAGATGATTATAATATTAGATTAATAGATCCTATTGTTGATAAAGAAATAGATAGAGATATACTTAAAAAAGCAAAAGCTAAATACGATATAGACACTATGAGAAAAGCAGCTAACATGCCCCCACTAGATAGTATTGCCTCATTAAATGAGGAAAAATCATTTTCAGACTATTCAAACAATGAATTAGCTGCCTATTGTAAAAACAATCCAACTGATAAAAAAGCGGCTGTTGAACTTCATAAACGTTCTCAAGCACTTAAAAATTTAACTAGAACAGATGAAGCTAAAGATAATATCAAAGTAGGTGATATGGTTAAAGTTGATGGTGGAGGTACTTACAAAAGAGTAGAAGGTACTGTCGGTGGTTATCCCGCTTTTGTTCGAGTTGAAAATGGTAAAGAAGGTAAACAGAAAACCGGCTTAGTTGGTTTCGTTAAAATCACTAAAGTAGAAGAAGCTATTGATGTAAATGATCCTGTTCTTATGAAAATGAGATCTGCTTTGTCTAAATCTAAAGAATTATCAAAAAGGAAAACAGATAATATTAGTGGTGATCCTAACGACCGTTTCTTTAAGAAGAATATGGATAGACTAAAAAAGTTAGATGCTTTAAAGAAAAAACGCGCTCAAATTATGCGTGATATGGAACAAGAAGCTGAACCCGAAGGTGGTCCAATTGCTGACAGATACGGACGTGAATTAAATAAAATTGATACTGCTATTGCTAAGCTCTCACCTCAGAAAAAAGGGGATGAATATATGTCTAAGGATGAAATTGAAAGACGAGCAGCAATGATTCAAGATCCTTACGCTAATTATATATCACAAACAAATGCTATGTTTGGTTTAGAAGAA